CGAGGGTTATCGGTTTTGATGACCAGGTCCCTAATCAAGATCTGGCTCGTCAAGGTTCGATTGATAACCGAACTGCAACACTCGATTTGAGTGATGCTTCCGATAGGGTCTCTAATCAGCTCGTGAGGGCTATGTTGCAAAGATGGCCGCATTTGTCATCGGCTGTCGATGCTACACGTTCTCGACGGGCGGAACTTCCCGATGGCGGAGTAATCCGTCTCGCGAAGTTTGCGTCAATGGGTTCAGCACTTTGCTTTCCTTTTGAAGCGATGGTCTTTACGACATTGATCTTCATGGGGATTCAAAGATCGCTTAACAAGCCCCTTTGCCGGAATGACCTGAAAAGGTATTCGGCTTCGGTGCGTGTCTTTGGGGACGATCTAATTGTTCCCAGAGATCAAGTGCTTACTGTTGTCAACTTGCTCGAGCATTTCGGTGCGCGAGTAGGGGCCGACAAGTCTTTCTGGACTGGAAAGTTCAGAGAGTCTTGTGGACGGGAGTACTTTAATGGGCACGATGTCAGTATTGTTCGTGTCCGGCAAGCGTTTCCGTCACAACAGCAAGACGCTAGCGGTGTTATCTCCCTCGTGTCTCTCCGGAACCAACTCTATCAGAGTGGTTACTGGCAGACCGTGGGTTGGCTGGATGGGGTACTCGGAAGGTTACTGACTTACTTTCCGACCATTCGGCCATCTTCGCCGCTGCTGGGCAGGGTGAGTTTCTTGTCTGAGCGGGCCGAGAGGTTTGCTCAGGAGAGGCTTCACCCAAGCCTCCATATTCCCTTAGTCAGGGGATATGTAGTGGAGGCCAAACCCCCGAGGGATTCCCTCGACGGGACTGGTGCCCTTCTCAAGTGTTTGCTTAAGTTGGACTCGAGTGGTAGTTTAAGGGATTTGATTCCCTGCCACTCATCCAGCATTTCTGTTGAAGGCCTTGCGGCTCTCGACAGACCGTTGTGGGAGAGATCTCCAATGGTTTTAAGTAAACATTTGGAACGTTTTGGGCGTCCCAAGTCGCTTAGCATAAAACTTGGGTGGAGATCACCCCTCTAGGGGTGGTTGGGGCCGGCTTAGAAAAACCGACCCTGAGGGAGAGTCCTAAGTTTCCGTCTAGCCTGTAATCTGCAGGCCGGCGGATCCTGACCGAGAGCATACCCCGTTGGGGATGCAATCGGCTGGACTTTTGTGGGATAGTGATATCCCATGGGAGATATACT